AATTTCCTTCTCGTGCTGATGATTTAAATTGTGCCATTTATCTCTGCCTCTGATATTGTGGATAGAAATTAGAAGCTGCAGTATTTAGACCAGTGCCGATTGTTCCGAATGTTGCAGCACTATTTGCTAAGAAACCTGTTTTGCCTAAAACTGATGTAGCAGCAGCACCGCCAAACAGTCCGCCGCCAGCTAAGGCACCAATTCCACTAACAGCACCCGCAGCCAAACCGCCAATCTTCAATACATCACCAAAGTTAGATGAAGCAACATTTTCTCTTCCTCTTGAATAGTGGAAGTCTTTTTCAAAATCTAATTTAGGTTCTGGCACGTATTCAGGGAATGGATATATTTCTGGTCTTTTAAACAATTCCAGATAATCCTCTGTTTCTGGATCGTCATACTCTTTGTAAAATTCTCTTGGATCTACTGGTGCAGGCATACGCTCTGGTTGCAGTAACACTTGTGCTTCAGCAGCCATGTCTGCTTGGCGTCTTGCATTAAATATGTTTTGCCTAACGATCTTATCTCGCGCTCTGATGCTATCTCTTGAAGCAGAGAGTTTCATTCTATCTGCTGCTAGTGATGCGTCTAACTTATTGTCCTTAATTGTAAATTCATTATTAGCTGTGTTTCTTGCTGCAAGCACCATTGTTTGATCGAGAATCAACATATCCCTTAGTTGTGCAATGTTTAGATCAATACCCTGTTCTGCATACATCAGACCGTTAGCTATAGAAGCTCTCAATGCTCCTGATTCAGCCATCACAGCTAATGCACCTTTAGCTGCTGTTCGTCCTGTATTACCCCTAGCACGTACAGTTCCTGCTGCTTTCATTCCTTCAATGATTGCCTTCTGAGTTTCTATTCGGCTTTCACTGCGTGCTTTACGTCTTTCTATATCGTATAGACCAGTATCAGCAGTATTTTTTGCTGTAAACCTAGCTTCTTGGAAAGATGCTGCTGCTAGTTTATTCTGTCTATCAACTCTTAAACCTGTACTTGCAAAGCTATGTTCTAATAGAGTATCGTTTTCATCAAACATTACTGCTAAAAGATCATCATTCTTCTTAGCATTTTGTTCAAATAGTGATGCTCGTTGAGCAATTCTGTTAAATTCTTTTTGTGTTTCCGCTTGCTCAACTGATTTGTCATATGCACGTCCAGCTTGATCAAACTGAAAGTTCTGTATATCTACTTCAGATTGATACTTTTGAATCCTTTCTTTTTCAGTCCGCCTTAAATTGTCTTCATTATTTACAATATCTGCTTCATATCTTCTTTCTGCTTCAGCGTATTGTTCTCTATTTATTTTGTCACGTGCGTCATATGCTGCTGTATATTTATTCCAGTCTCCATATTCTGCAGAACGATTATCCGCGTTTCTATCTGCAGCTCCAAAGAATCCTAAGAAACCCATCTTTACTTCCTCTTATAGAATCGTGGTGCATAGTTGCCTTCCCACATCATTGCGTTTACTGCAATTGGGAATGGTGTGTTGTTAAACATCCTTACCTTAAAGTTTTCAGTGCGTTGATGAATTGGTAGTGTAAATACAGTTTCATTGTCTAGCGGGACATCGTTAGCCAAATACCTATTTGCTTCAATTACTGGATTAGTCGTAAACCATTCATCGATGTAAAATCGAATCTCTGAATCTGCAGCTGGTGCTGTTGTAAATTCAATTGTTGTATCATCAGTGAAGCTGTAGGCAGTTGTTGCTATACCGTTTACTGTCACCTTAACGTCTGACCTATCTTCGTAGTCTAGATCTTTTTTGTTAAAGGGATATGTAGTAGTTGTACCGTCACCAGTAAATAACAAGCTATATGGAATTCTGCCTTGCTGTTTGACTTTAAAACTCATAACACCTGACAAGCCAACAGAGAACTTCATTCTTGCAATTGCTAAACTTGCGGTAAAGTCTGTAAGCTCCCTATCTGGTCTGTAATAAGTAGTAGGTAGGTGTACATCAAAGTTGTATTTAAAGCCTACTACAACGTCACTAGCGACGCTTGTAAGGTCTTTACGCGGTACTATAAAGTAATCGCCGGTACTATCACTATCTCTTTCTGGTGTAATAGTGAATCCAGATTCTACAAATGAACCAGTACTTGTATTACCTGAGATAACCAGTACAGGTGCAAGCTCACTTACATCATTATATGGTAAGTAGCACTTTGATAGCTTATTTGTTGAGTCATATACGACGCTAGATGCTGTTGCATACAGGTCCATACATGGATTAACTCTTTGTCCTCTGTTATTTACAATGATTGCTTGATCTGGACTTTGACTTAATGCTGCTTTACTTAGGGTTACTTGACCCCCCTGCTTTGTAACTGTGTACATGTCATCTGAATTGATGATCATGAACTGTGTATTACCAGGCATTGACCAGCTGACCCAAGCTTGCATTGCCGTCTTTTCACCATCGTTGTAGTACCTAAAGACATACGCTCTGTTAGATGCTTGATCAGCCATAGCAATCATGGAGTTCTGTGGACTAGCAATCAGTTGATCAATGTCTGCTGAAATCCATTCTTTTACTACACGTGATAGATCAAGTACTTGTGGTGCTTCTTGTTGTCCTCTAGTGACCATACTGAAACAACGTGTATATCCTGGTGTCTTACTGATGAAATTGATCTGCGTACCAACGTCTACAGGATCAACTGTGCTATCCATTTCATAGTTAGATAATGTTCTGATTGTTGTTAGTGCTGGAGTTAGTACACCACTATCTGAAAACATTACAAACTGCTGGTTTTCTGAGAACAGAACGACACCTTGTGCAGTTGGAATAACAGCATGTAGTGCTGTAGGTCTAATAGACGAACAGCTAATGTCAATTGGATCTGAATCAATAATTGTTTGAGCAGTTTCAAAGTAGAAGTTATAATATGAGCCTGATTGACTCATAGATACATTATCCTTTGACAGGAAACCAAGTCTGTTGTTATGGAAGAAACCCGCTGTAATTTTTTCACCAACAAAACTAGGATGACTGTTGGTGTCATTGTCACCTACTAATCTATTTTGATAATCAATTTGTTGGAATGTAAATTCATCGGTTGCTGTATTTAATAGCTCATGAGGCATTGTTGCATTGTTTAAGCCAGCTGATACTCCAGGTGCTCTTGCTTCTTCCCAGTAACCTCTTCCACTGACATTGTTGTCAGCCTTAAATTGTGCGTGGTAATCATCTAGCAGCGTTACTGTGTTGACGATCTTGACGATGTGACCATGGTACGACTCAGTAGGAAGTAAACCAATACTTGATACTTCATCTTGGAATGCACCTAGGTCTGTATTTTGTAAGCCACCACGTGCCTCTATTGTAAAGCTAGTAGGAGTTCCACTGACTACACGGCTAATGTCTAAGCTTGCATCTCCGTTACGTGTAACTGTCCAGGTTCCAGCAAAGTCGGCATTGTTAGCTGTTTGCTGTGCGGTTACTAAATCTTCAATAGCTTCTTTAAGGTTAGCTCCGCTTTCATCTGTAAGTATGTCATCAAAGCTTGCATTAGTTGCATCAGCTGTAATTGATGTTTCTACTCCCTGAATAGTTACGTGGTACTGAGCACCTGGCACTGCACCTGACAATACGATTGTTCCTGTTGTACCTAAATCAGGCGTTGTTTCAGCCAGTGCTGCTACTGTTTGGCTGTTGTTAATTACTACTGTTGTGTCTTGTACCGTTAATAGTTTGTAGTTTAATTTGTTACCACTTAGATATAACTGAGCATTAGTACCATAGTTTACTGTACATACTGCTCCAGTTAGTGCATTCCAAATAAAGATCTCATCCCCTTTAATGCAACCAATGTATTCTTCATCATCATCTCTGTTGATGTAAAACCATTTTGCATCATCATATGTTGTACCTGTTCCTAGGTTCGCAATGTGCTTGAAGCCAGGTCTTTTAGTAAGACCATATGTTGGATCAGGGAATCCGTTGTAGCACTCACGGACCTGACCGGGGAGCATTTTATCGTCTGATTGTTTAGATACTCCACCGAGATAGTTAGAGATCCGTTGAGTTACTGAAGGCATTTATCGGTAAAGTGCGTTGTACGGTTTGTAGCTGTTGTAGTTATTTGTTTCACCAGGGTGACCGAAGAATGTGTAATCTCCCTGATTACATTCGTATTCCATAGCCACTGCTCTTGAAGATTGCTCTCTTTGCTGCAGCATTTGATATTGATTTGGGTCACCTACAATTCTGCTTTGTACAATTACAGCTGCTTTAGCCGTAATGAAGTCAGCAATTGGTGTCGGTAGATCTACCCAATCGAAGAGCCAAGTAATATCACAGGATACTTTGTTTTTAAATGTATATGTATGACTTGCTTTGTCGTATAGCTTACCGCTTCTACGTACTACATCCATATGAGAATTAGCTGCATTCCTTGCAGCATCAATCTGGAGAATGTTATTTGCAATAAGTATTTCGTCGTTAGAGTCAGGAGTCATATCATAATGAAACTCCTTATTGAAAGACCATCCTTCCGCCTGTACTTCCCGTGAGACTTCTAACAAAGTCTGATAGGCAATCGCAACGTCCGGGTTGGTTTGATCTAGGGTAGTCACAGGCGCTTGACCACATGACTGTAGTATTTGATTTACAGCTGGCAGCTCTCGCTGTGCATTAGTGGTAGGAAATGCCATAATATTTTAAGGTTAAAAAAAAGGGCCTCCGAAGAGACCCCAATAAAGTATTTAAATCAGAATGCAGAAGGTGCCGTAGCGCCTACATACAGCTCAACAGCTGCAGCAGGGTTCAGGTAATCTGCGCCCATGGCCAAGCGACCCAAGATAACGTCACCCTGATAAATCACGGAGACATCACCAGAAGTGACTTGTACTTGAGGACCGATTGCTTCAACACAAGCGGCTGCTTCTTTTTGGAAAATAAGACCAGCAGATACTTCACCAAATTCGGTTGCAGTACCGTAGTCATTGTTGATACCGGTAGTAGCACCGGAAGCATCTTCCAGGTCAGGTCCGATGAAGTCACCGAGATTGCCAGGAGATGTTTTATCAGTAGTACCACCAAACTTAGTACCGTACTTACCAAGGAACGGGATGTTCATTGACTTGTAGATGTGGATGCCAGCAATCTCGATAACGCCGTTGCCGCCTTGCAGAGCTGTGCCCTGAGCGTCACGGTTTACAAGACCATTGGAACCAACAGCTTGGATCAATTCATAATATTGTCTTGGGTTCAATACGGCGCACCTGCCGTCTGAACTAATTCCTTTCTCATCCATTGCAGCAGCTGCGTTATAGAAAGCAGAAACCAGTGCAGAAGAAGAGAATGCATCAGATTCGTCAGTTGAAGAACCCACACGGATCTGTGTACCGCCTGGCTCAACGAAGCCAGTTGCACTTACTGGGGATGCTGCACGAGCACCACGAGCAATAGCACGGAAGATCAAGCGGTCATATTTTTCTGCGAGGGCGTAGCCGATTTTGCGGCTGATTTCGCTGCGCAGATCGTAATGAGAAAGTGTCTCATCAAGGTCATATACGAAGGCTGAACTAATAAGAAGGTCGTCAACTGTGACGGTCTTCTCTGCCACGGGAGGCGCACCATCGGAGTTACCGAGGATTGCATTTCCGGGGGTATGATACTCAGCCGTTGTACGACCGGTATAGATGAACTGCAATGACTTGCCGTTCTTAAGTGTACGCTTCATCACAAGATCGCGAGCGATTGCAT